AAGAGGTCTGAAAGCTGGTAATGATTTTGACGAAAAGGCCTTCAACAAAGTTTTGGCTGCACTAAATAACATTAAAAAGTCAGCTAAAAGTTTTAAAAGCGCAGACGATGTTACAACACCATACCAATATCGTGCTGATCCGCGATATAAGAAGTAATAAATTAAACTTAAAATAAAGGATTTAACATGAAACAATTTACACAAATTAGAGAAGAGTTACAAGAAAAGGCATACCGACCGACTGGTTCAATGTCTCAGCTAGGTAACTTAGTAGCTCAGGCATTTAAAAAGCACATTGAAAAGGTCAAGATGTCTCAGGTCGATGAAAAGAAGCTCACTAAAATGTGGGGCGACTGGTGCGCTAAAACAGGTTCTGCTTTAATTCTTGATTATATTTCAAAGGCAGAAAAGAAAGCTAAAGTTGAACCTGGTACCTTTGGTGTTGCTGGTATAAAGGGTAAAAAGTTTGGTAAGTTTGTAAAAGAACCAAGCTATTCTACAGAAAATCAAGATTATTACTTACTAAGCAACGATTTCGTAGCAATGCTCCAAGGTAGTCAAGATGCTAAAGAGCTTAAGAATATGACTAAAGCTATGAAAGGTTCTTATAAGAGCACAGCTGCTGGTACTCTTGATAGCTTATCTGGTGGTGACGCTAAGTTCTCTTCAGGTGCTACAATCGAAATTAGAGATACATTTGGTATCATCATAGACGATAAGTAATAATGATTAAATTTAAAGACTTTATAGCAGAAGCTAAAATCAAATGGAAGAAAGTTCCAGATGGTTATGGTCCTGGTAATAAAAGAGTATTTAAGCATGTAACTGCAGACGGTAAGTTTGAGATTCGGTTATCTGGCATGGATTCTATGAAGTTTAATAAAGATGGTAGTCAAAAAGTACTGCCTACCATCTTTGATAATAGTGGTCATACACCAAGGCATCCAATCATAGCTTACAAGAATGTTGGTATGGCTAAGAAAGAAGTTCAACGCTGGCGAGATGACCACGGAGTTTAACTGTGATAGCTTTTAAAGATTTTATAGCAGAAGGCGAAGGTAAGCATAAGGGCGAAGGCTACGAAGCGGGCTTTAAGCGTCGTGTAGTAAAGACTACTAAGCCTGAACATAAAGAGAAAGGGTTTAATTGGAGAATCAAAGGTAAAGAAAGACCTGAGGTTACTATTAAGCTATATAAAACTAAACCTGATTTTGCTGAATTTAAAAAGCAAATGAAAAGAGTGGCAGGACACGAGTTTGGATAAGTTTAAAGATTTTATAGACGAAGGCGTAAATGATCCGGGAATATTTAAAGCTATCTATATGGCTGGTGGTCCTGGTAGCGGTAAGTCGTACGTAGCAAAGGGTACTATCTCAAAGTCTAGTGGACTTAAGATGGTCAACTCAGATGATCTGTTTGAATTAGGTATGAAAAAGCAAGACTTAGATTTTAAAATGCCAGATTCACAATCAGATGCTAGGGATACAATTAGATCTCGAGCAAAGCAAATGACAGGTAAACGACAATCGATTTATATGAAAGGTCGTTTAGGATTAGCTATTGATGGAACTGGCAAAGACTTTAATAATATAAAGACTAGCTCAGAAATGTTAAGAAAATTTGGGTATGACACTTATATGATATTCGTAAACACCTCGTTAGAGGTAGCGTTAGAAAGAAATAAGCAACGTGCGCGTTCTGTTCCGGAACCCTTAGTGATTGATTCATGGAATAGAGTACAAAATAATATAGGTAAATTCCAAAGTTACTTTGGTGCTAAAAACATATTGATCGTTGATAATAACAAAGCTGACGAAGATATTATGTTAAAAGCGTTTAAGCAAGTACAAAAATTCATCAATCGCCCGGTGCAAAATAGGATAGCAAAGGACTGGGTCAAATCACAAAGGGAAATGAAGTAATGACCTCAAGAGAGAAAAACCACTCAGATGAGAACACTCGTCTAAGCCGAATTGAAAATAAGCTCGATTTATTATCTGAGGCTATTGTGTCGATAGCTCGGGCTGAAGAAAAGATTACAATGCTTGCAAAATATGGTGAAATGCAAGCAACACAGATATTAAAGATAGTGGAACGATTAGAATTACTTGAAACAAAAGTTACATCAAATGAAATAGTAGTTACAGTTATAAACAAACTATTCTGGATCCTTGTTACCGGCATCGTCGGTGGTGTGACCGGAATGTACTTATTGCAATAGGAGATAAAAATGAAACTCTATGATATAAACAAGGACCTTGCGCAAGCGGTACAAGACGTCCTTGAAGGCAAAGCACCAGTAAAAGAAATGGAAATGAAGTATCCACATGATATGTTCGATCCTAAGACTGGAAAGAAAGAAGTAGCTAAGGATGAAGCAGAGCACAAAGCTCTTGCTGCTAAAGGTTACACCCATGAAGCTCCAGAAGAAAATGTAGCTGATCCTACTGATAAGTCAGACGATCAAAACACTGATAAAGTGCGTAAAATGCATGGTGTTAAGAAGGTTGATCTAGGCGAGGAAATCGATGCTGCTCATGATGAAGCAATCGCTATCGAAGAAGCTCGTAAGGACGATGAGAGTATGGACGAAGCTGAATTGTCTGCTAAGCAAGCTGCTTATAAGAAAGTCTTTGATGCTGCTATGAAAAAGTTTGGTGTTAAATCTCCTGCTGAATTAGAAGATGGCAAGAAGAAAGAATTCTTTGATTATGTTGATGCTAACTATGAAGCAGATGGCGAAGTTAAAGAAGGTGTTGGTGATTTCTTTAATAAAGCTAAGAAGAAAGTTCAAAGAGCAGCTGATAAAGTAACTGGTGGTGATTCATCGGGTGATAAAGCAAAAGCTGGTATTGAAGGCCAAATTAAAGCGTTGGAAGATAAGATTGAGCGCGCTGTGGAAAAGATAAAGATTTCTGACCGAAAATTGAAAGATAAAGAAATCTCTTCAGATGCAGCTGATAAAACTGAAGATTATCAAAATGAAGTAATTAATAATGCTGAAGCAAAAATTGACGAGCTAAAACAGAAACTAAAATAGAAGCATTAGTATATATACTATATGATGAAAGTATTTGACAAACTTACAAACAAGAACTTTGAGTTCTTCGCTATGCAAAACTATGATAATAATCAATGTGCTGATATCGAAGAATTCAAAGAGGACTTAGCAAGATTTAAATACCTTAAACGATTGTTTAGGCGATACGAAGTCCACAATGATTTGCAAGAACGTTTAATAGTCAATCACATTATAGTCATATATAACGTCTTTGGTTTAAAGGCAGCTAATCGTATGATATGGTTTAAGGTTGATGAAGAACATCATCCATATCTTAAACCATTTTTAGTCTTTCTAAACTATTTAGACGAAAGTGAGAAAGTAGAAGTTCCACTAGATTTAAACATAATAAATGTACTAAGGAAACTGTAATGCAACAAAAATTAAATGAAGGTGTTGTATCGAGAACGGCTGATCTATTTTACGCCTTCAGGTTCCTTAAACTGCTTGTTACACCATGGAATAAGATGGAAGCCTTTGAGCTAGAGCTCATTGACGAGAATGGTAAGGTTTTAAAAAAGCCAAAGACTAATGATGAAAAGTCTGCTTATACCGTATTTCATAGGTTAGTGTTTAACATCAAACGATTGCTAAGTAAGCTACCATTTGGGAAAACTAAGCTTGCTACTTATGCTACAGCCTTGTTTCTTATTAAAGAGCATACGCAATTGCCTGAATCAAAACTAATAGAGATATTAGAAGAAGTGTCTGGTGAAAAGATTAGTAGCCAGTATTTCAATGAAAATAAATGGTTTGAAAACGATAGTGGTATCAATCCTGGTGTTTATACACTAGTCGAAGATGCTGTATCACCTATTACTGGCGATGTAATAGCGCTTAAGAATACTCAGATTGAGATAAAAGAAAAAACTGCATCTTGTGCTTCAATCCTCGGTAAAAACATTTATAAGGTAAAACACATACAAACAAATCAAGAAATATATATTTCAAATGGAGATATAAAACGATGACTAACTTTGAAGAATGGCTTAAAGCAGCTAATGAACAAATGGGTGTAGATGCTGTCGCGACGAATCCTCAGCCGTTAGATGATAAAGACAAAAAGAAAAAGATCTATGATGGTCGCACTAGAGAAGGTCGTAAGTTTGTTGAGCGTATGAATGCTAAGAAAGCAGCTAGAGAAGCAAAAAAGAATGCTCAGTAAAGTACTGATTGGAATATTATTATCGTTTGGTATTATAGGTTACCTATATTATAGTAGCACACAAAATCAGTTGATCGAACTACGTGATTTGAATAAAGCATATGAGTTAAAGATTGAAACTCAAGATGATGCGATTAATACTATGCAACAATCTTATGAGATGCAAGGTGAAGCTTTAAATGCTCTATCACAAAAGAATCATGAAATCGAAGCTGAGATGAGTAGGTACCTTGATATATTCAAGAGACATAACCTTGCAAAACTTGCAGCGGCAAAACCTGGATTAATTGAAACGAGAGTAAATGGAGCAACCAAAGATGTATTTGACTCACTTGAAAATGACAGCAGTTTTGATGTCAGTCCTACTACTCAGTAGCTGTGCATTATTGAAACAGCCTCCTCGCGAGGTAGAAATAAAAACAGTACCAATTCAGATTAAAATCACACAGCCGGTATTACCACGGCCTATTGATTTAAAAGAACCACAATGGTATGTCGTATCAGATAAAAACCTTGATGAATTCCTTGTTAGTATTGAAAAGGAATCAAGTGCAATGGTATTCTTTGCTATGTCTCCAGGTGATTATGAGCTTATGGCATATAATCTACAAGAGATTAAAAGATACGTTAAAGAATTAAAACAAGTAGTAGTATATTATAAGAAAGTAACTACAGTAGAGGAAAAAGAAAATGGCAATCCCCAAGAGTCTAAGTGAAAAAGCAGCAGTAGCAGCACGTCTAGCATCATGGTCATACATCGATGATAACGATACACGTGTCGAGTTAATCAAAAAGGAAATTGCAGGAGACGCTAAGTCTAAACTGATTTCTATTAACAGCGCTGAATGTTTAATTACACGTGCCGGTGACCAATTATGGATTGCTTTTAGAGGGACTCAGCCTAATCAACTAAACGATATTAAAGCTGATTTAAATATGTTTAAAGAAAAATCTGAATCTGCTGGTATGGTTCATGGTGGCTTTAAAGATGAGATTGATGAGTTGTGGGAAGAGGTAACTAAAGAATTGTTACGCAATAGCAAGCTTAAAACACCTCGTGAAGTTTATTTCTGTGGCCATTCTCTTGGTGGAGCGATGGCTACTATTGCTGCAACTCGTTATCCATTAGCTACGGCATTGTTTACATTTGGATCTCCTCGTGTTGGCGGTAAAACTTTTGTTGATACATGTTGTGTTCCTCATTATCGCTTTGTTAATAATAACGATCTAGTTGCTAAAGTACCTCCTGCTATCCTAGGATTTAAGCATGATGGTTTCGAAATGTATTTCAATAGTAAAGAAAACCTTGCCTTAGGTTATACATATTGGCAAGATATGTGGGATCTCGTTAAAGGTTTTGTAACAGCTTGGTCACAATTTAAATTCTTTGATGGTTTGACAGATCACGGCATGGACGGTTATATATATTTAGTGGATCAAAACAAAGAGGAAATTGAAAAATGCCGTGGTTAGTAGTTCTTACACTTAAGTCAATACTATCGTCAATCATCGGTAGTTCATTCTATAACTGGTTTCAAAAGACTAAATTTGGAATCTGGTTCCAGCAATACGTGGACAACAGTCTACAGTATATCGCTAACAAATACGATTTAGAGCTAGCAAAGAAAGATGCTAAGTTCCGTAAACAATATCCTCTGATCCTCGCACGAATTGAAGAACTTGAAAAGAAACTAAAATAACAGTTTACTTTTTTACATTAGTATGATATAATATACTTTCAAATACATTAACAGGATCAACTTATGTCTTTTAACGTCACTAAAAGAGATGGCACGGTGCAACCCTTCGATCTAGAGAAAGTACACAAAGTACTCGAATGGGCGACGGAAGGCATTACTGGTGTCTCTGTATCTGAAATAGAAATCAAAGCAAATATACAATTGTACAACAAAATTCCAGCTTATGATATTCATGAGCTTCTCATTAAGAGTGCAGCAGAACAAATCTGTGAAGCAACACCTAATTATCAGTTTGTAGCAGCACGTCTGATTAACTATAAGATTCGTAAAGAAGTCTATGGTGATTATACGCCATGGTCTCTTAAACGACTCATAATCGAAAATGTAAGTCGTGGAGTATACGACGGCGGAATCATGGAAAACTATGAGCATACAGAAATCGATGAACTCGACTCATATATTAAACATGACCGTGATAATGATTTTACTTATGCTGGAATGGAACAATTCCGTGGTAAGTATCTAGTACAAAATCGTAAAACAAAAGAGTTATACGAGTCACCTCAGATGTTGTATATGATGGTTGCTTCTACACTCTTTATGAATTATCCAAAAGAAACAAGATTAAAATATGTTAAGGACTACTATGATGCAATTTCTCAATTCTATATCTCTTTGCCTACGCCTATCATGGCTGGAGTTCGGACTTCAACCCGTCAATTCTCTAGCTGTGTTCTTATTGAATCCGGCGATAGCCTCGATTCTATTAACGCAACTTCAACCAGCATCGTAAAATATATCTCTAAGAAAGCAGGTATTGGTATTGGTGCAGGTTCTATTCGAGCTGCTGGTGCTACTGTTGGTGATGGTTCGGTTGTACATACAGGCCTGATTCCATTCCTAAAGTATTTCCAATCGGCTGTAAAGTCTTGTTCTCAAGGTGGCGTTCGTGGTGGTGCAGCTACTGTCTATCTACCAATCTGGCACTATGAATTTGAAGATCTAGTTGTATTGAAAAACAATAAGGGTACTGAAGAAAATCGTGTACGTCACATGGACTATACCTTCCAGCTAAACAAGTTGATGTATGAGCGTCTATTGACTGATGGTAACATTACATTCTTTGATCCACATGATGTTCCTGGTTTATATGAATCGTTCTTCTCAGATCAAGATAGGTTTAAAGAGTTATATGAAAAGTACGAAAGAAAAACATCTATTCGTAAAAAGTCTGTACCAGCAATGGAGGTATTCCAAACTCTATTAGCAGAACGTAAAGATACCGGTAGAGTTTATATAATGAATGTCGATCATGCTAATGAACATGGTGCATTTCATCCAAAGGTTGCTCCAATTAGAATGAGTAATCTATGTTGTGAAATCGATCTACCGACTAAGCCATTGAATGATGTCAATGATCCAAATGGTGAAATTAGTCTATGTACTTTATCAGCTATCAATTGGGGTCTTATTAATGATCCTGCTGATTTTGAAAAGTATTGTAATCTAGCTGTACGTGGGCTTGATGAATTGCTTACATATCAGGATTACCCAATTAAAGCTGCTGAACTTTCTACAATGAATCGTAGACCACTTGGCATTGGTATTATTAATCTTGCATACTTCCTGGCTAAGCGTGGATTAAAGTATGATGAAAGCGCATATGAAACAGTTGATGAATATGCCGAAGCATGGTCATATCATCTTATTAAAGCTTCTGCTGATTTAGCTGCAGAAAAAGGTAAAATAAACAAGAATTATGAGACAAAATATGGCAGTGGAGTTCTTCCAATTGATACATATAAGGATGCTGTAAATACTTTAGTATCACATAAAGAAAGAATGCCATGGGATAGTTTACGTGATCAGTTAAAAGATACAGGTATACGTAATTCTACACTGATGGCTCTTATGCCGGCCGAGACATCTGCACAAATAAGTAATAGTACAAATGGTATTGAACCACCAAGAGCTTTAGTTTCGTACAAACAATCTAAAGATGGTGTAATGGCTCAGGTTGTTCCTGGATACCATCACCTTAAAAATAAGTATGATCTCCTATGGGATCAAGAGTCACCAGATGGTTATCTAAAAATCTGTGCGATTCTTCAAAAGTATATCGATCAAGGCATTAGTGTGAATACATCATACAATCCTGATTTCTTTGAAGACTCAAAGGTACCTATGTCAATAATGGTAACTGATCTAGTGACAGCTTATAAGTTTGGTTTAAAGCAATTGTACTACTTTAATACTTACGATGGTGCAGGGGAAATGAAAGAAGAAGAAGACTGCGAGAGTTGTAAAATATGAGTAGAACAAATGGAACAGAGTCACACCTAACAAAAATGATGTTTTTGGATGATCCAGTTGATATCGCACGATATGACAGTGTCAAATATCCTAACATCGATAAGATCACAGATAAGCAACTTGGTTTCTTTTGGAGACCAGAAGAAGTCGATGTATCAAAAGATAAGAAAGACTTTGATGCATTAGACGAACACGAGCAACACATTTTTACAAGCAATTTAAAGCGACAAATTCTATTAGATTCAGTTCAAGGTAGAGAACCATTGGATGCATTCTTACCAGTGTGTTCATTACCTGAAGTGGAGAATTGGATTACTACATGGGCATTCTTTGAAACAATTCATAGTCGCTCTTATACACATATTATTCGTAACATTTATCCAGATCCTTCTGTGGTATTCGATACGATTATGAATAATAGAGAAATCGTTGATTGCGCAGATGATATATGTAAGTGGTACGATGAACTAATCGATGCACCAAAGGATATATCAAACTATGAACATAAGAAAAGAATTTGGCTAGCTCTTATGAGTGCCAACGCTTTGGAAGGTATTCGATTCTATGTATCGTTTGCATGTTCATGGGCATTTGCTGAATTAAAGAAGATGGAAGGTAATGCAAAGATCATTAAGTTTATCGCAAGAGATGAGAACGTTCACCTTGCTGGTACTACAGTAATGATTAAGAGTTTACTAAAAGAAGACCCTGATTATATCAAGATTCAAGAAGAAACAAAGGAAGAAGTTGAAAAGCTTTTTGTTGATGTAATCGAACAAGAAAAACAGTGGGCTAATTATCTATTTAAAGATGGATCGATGATTGGTTTAAATGAAAAATTATTATGTGATTATGTTGAATTTATTGGCACGAAAAGAATGAGAGCACTTAGCATTCATTCACCATTCCATGTTTCTAAAACAAATCCTTTACCATGGACTGAAAAGTGGATCGGGGGTGGTAACGTACAAGTAGCTCCTCAAGAAACTGAAATCACTTCGTATGTAACAGGCGGTGTAAAGAAGGATATGACAACAGACACATTAGCAGCATTAAGTTTATAGGAGATACAATGAACATCGAAATATACGGCAAAGATAATTGCCCACAATGCGATAGTGCTAAAGCGTTATCAAAGCCTCATGATTATGTTTATAAGAAACTAGGTACAGATTTTACACGTGAACAGCTATTTGAGCAATTTCCAGAAGCAAGAACATTTCCACAGATAAAGATCGATGGTAAAGTTGTTGGTGGTCTTACTGAACTAAAACAACATTTGGGGGCTATGTCATGAGTATAAAACAAATCGATTGCCCTATGTGCTACAATAAGTCACGAGTATCATGTGAAGAAGAAGATCCAAAATATTGTCCAATTTGTGGCGAACCTATCGAAGATCATATTGAAGAGCTAAACTTTGATGACTAGTATATATAATACATGTGGTTATATAATGATAAAGAGTGGATCCCGCCTCAAGACTTTAGTTCTAACGACTATTACGGGTTTGTGTATCTCATAACAAACGAGAAGACAAACCAGAAATATGTCGGTAAGAAGTTCTTTTGGTTTACCAAAACGTTAGGGATAACAAAGACAAGGAAGCGCAGGAAAAAGACCTTAGTTGAATCCGATTGGAAAACATACTATGGTTCAAGTAACATGCTCAATGAAGAAATAAACGACAATGGCTCTGACCATTTAAAACGAGAAATTATTCATTTGTGTAAAACAAAAGGAGAGTGTGCATACATGGAAGCCAAGGAGCAATTTGACAGGGATGTCCTTTTGACAGATGAGTACTACAATGGGTTTATCGGATGCAAGATCGGAGCACCCTCAGTAAAAGGATTAAAAAAATAGTGTACATTCACTATAAACTATGTTATAATATACATTAAATTATAGTAAAGGTTATTCCTGCATGTCAAACGTTTATAAATTTCCCACCGGTGAAAGACTTAACGTCGCCGAAGTAGTAAAACAAACCCTCAGTAAAGAAGAACAAATAGAAATTCAAAAAGAAGAATGCGTAGAATTTGCCCATCATTGCTTTGGGTTGATAGACGATGCAATTCATAACGGCTCTGGGTTGTTTGATAAAATGGATTTCCTTGATATAAGCACCCCCGAAGCGATGGATATGGCAGTAGTTATTAATTTACTTGCTGCTGCTTTTTATCGCTTTAAGGGTATAGAACATCCATTCCAAGATGATCTAGATATTTGTAACCAAAAGCTAGATAGACTCATAACGGATGAACCTTATTCTAAAGGTGAATTGGAAGAAATACAAAAAGAAATAGAAGAACTAATTACAAAGGCGACTGAAGACGATGATACTGATTGATTATAACCAAATTGCATTATCAAATATAATAGTGCAAAAGCTAAATGATGAAAACATGATTCGACATATGATTCTAAACAGTATTCGTATGTACAATAAGAAGTATCGAGATCAGTATGGCCAAATGGTTATTTGTTGTGATGGTATGAATACATGGAGAAAGCAATACTTTCCACAATATAAAGCAGCTCGTAAAAAGAATCGAGATGAACAGTCTGATACTGATTGGCCTGAAATCTTTCGTATTCTAAATCTAGTAAGAGATGAAATCAAAGAGAATCTCCCCTATAAAGTTATTCATCTAGAAGGTTGCGAAGCTGATGATGTAATTGGTGTACTTGCACTTGAAACACAAGAGTTCGGTAAAGACGAGCCAGTTAAGATTATCTCATCTGATAAAGACTTTATTCAATTGCATCGCTTTAAGAATATATCACAATTTAGTCCGATGCAAAAGAAAGAAGTAACTGATAAGAACCCACACATATATCGATTTAATCATATTATGAAAGGCGATAAAGGCGATGGGATTCCTAATATCAAATCTGCTGATAACGTATTTGTTGAATCGATTAGACAGACACCAATCAGTGCTAAGCAACTACAAGAGTGGCTAGATAATGCTGAGAACTTAAAAGAGGTATTAGGTGATGAGTTATACCGTAACTATCAGCGTAATAAAACTCTTATAGATTTAACAGAAATACCAGAAAGCATCAGTGAATCTATTATAAATACTTTTAATAATAGTAAAAAACCAATGCAAATGAAAGCATTAAACTATTTGATTAAGAAACGATGTAACCTATTGATTGAATGCGTAGAGGAATTTTATAACAATGGCTAGTAATAAAGACTTACAAATATCAACTGTTCTCGAAGATCTTGCTAAAATTAAAACAGCAAAGGCCAAGAAAGAATATCTTATTAAGAACGAATCGCGTCAACTTAAAACCTTTCTAAAAGGTGCTTTTGACAAATCACTCGAATTTAATTTACCTGCAGGCACTCCGCCGTATACACCTAACAAAGATTCTGAATATGGCTTCGGTCGTGTATCATCAGATTTTCGATTCTTTGCAAAAGGATACGAAGGGGATAGGTTAGAAGCTGGTGTCCGCGAAGGTAAATTTATCAAAGTTTTGGAGAGTGTATCTCCAAAAGAAGCAGAGCTTATCATTATGATGAAAGATAAGAAGTTGGTTGGAAAATATAAAGGAGTAACATTAAAATTAGTCTCCGATGCATTCCCAACTCTTATTAAATAAGTGATTCATTAACTAACCGTAACAACTAAGGAGGATCCGAACTTAAATACCTATATGATGATCAATTAAAACTTTATGGAGGGAATAATTCTATATGAGGTTACAAGAGATCGAACGGCTAAAGAAAGATAGGAACAAGGCAACATACTATCGACAGCGGCTGTTAAAGAAAGGAAAGTCAGATAAAGCATTTAAAATGCAAAAGAAGATAGATTATCTTGACGAGTATATTGAGCAATTAAGGTATGCATCATAAGTAAGGAGGTGATAAAATCTACTGTAAACCCTCGAAAGGGGGTTTACTTTTCTTTAAAACTGTGTTATAATATACATTATGAATATATTTATTTTAGATAATGATCCCATCAAAGCCGCACAACTCCAGTGCGATAAACACATCCCTAAAATGGTTGTTGAATCAGCCCAAATGCTATCTACCGTTCATCGAATGATTGATGGTACAATGGAACGTAGGCCTTCTAAATCTGGCTCTATGCTACAGTACTTTAAACTTGATGATCATCGAGAAGACATCTTATACAAAGCAGTGCATATGAATCATCCTTGTACTGTTTGGTCTCGAGAAAACTGTAGTAATTACGATTGGCACTATAAACACTTTATCGCGTTATGTAATGAATATACATATAGGTATGGTAAAACACATGCGAGTGAAACAAAACTAGCGACTGTATTAAAAAATGCACCAAAGAATATTAATCATACAACGAGTAAGAGTCCATTTAAATTAGCAATGGGTTCTAATCCTGAATGTATGTTTGAAGATGCTGTAAAATCTTATCGTGCATTTTACCAAACTAAACAAGCGAGGTTTGCAATGAAGTGGACTAAGCGTAAACAACCGGAGTGGTTTCATGCCATTGTATGATTTCGAAAATATAGAAACTGGTGAAGTAGAAACTAAGATGATGTCTATTTCATCGATGGAAGAATATGTAAAGGATCCTAATATCCGACAAGTACTTGCTGCACCAAAAATTGTAGGTGGTACTAAAAGCACTATTAGTCAGGTGCCAGACGGATTCAACGATATTCTCAAATCAATCAAGAAAAACTCAGACCCTAAACGCTGCACAATAGAGACTAAATAATGAAAGTAAAAATTGGACCTTACCCTGATTATAAATGGTATCATAACTATTTGTTCGAACTATTTGGCTACACCCCAGAACAAACTGTCAACGTAAAGTTAGATAAATGGGATACTTGGTCAATGGATCATACCCTTGCTAAAATCGTTTTGCCTATGCTATATCAACTAGCAAAAACAAAAATTGGATCGCCACACGTTGATGATAAAGATGTACCTGAGGCTTTAAGAAGCTCTGAAGGTGAAGGTGAGCTAATGGTTCATGATCGATGGGATTGGGTTATGTCAGAAATGATATTTTCGTTTGAGACTAAATTAGCAGAAGAGGATTGGCAAGATCAATTCTTCTCTGGAGAGAGTGATCTATATAACGTACCAATACTGTCATCACAAGGTGAAGTCATAGCCTTCGAAATTAAACATGGCCCTGATGATACACTTAAAATTGACTACGATGGCCTACGTGAGTATCAAGAAAGAATTACAAATGGCTTTAGATTGTTTGGTCAATACTACGAAGGATTGTGGGATTAGCAATGGAAGATACGATTAAGCTTGCAGAATTTATGCATGAAAAATATCTAGATAATTGTTATGAGCGAGATTCGTATAATTTACCAATCTATACTGAAACAGAGTATCAAGAAAACAATAAAGAATTTTTGACTGATTTGTATATTGCTGAAATGGAAGATCAATCAATTAAAACAATGATTAAGACTTTACAGGTAATGTCTAATGAT